GTTGGCTTGGCCGGAGTAAAGCTCTCCGATGACATCAAAGTTGGTTGTGCCCACCGACACCAGCTCATAGACTTGCCCGGCCTTCACCGTATCGCCTTCTACCTGCGTGGTGCCATACTGAGTCAGGAACGATACCGGGTTGCGCAGGAAGCCCCAGTCTGGCTGCTCTTCCTGGATCTCAACCCATGACTGCTGCACCCACTCCACCAGCTTGGCAAGTTCACCGGTCTGGTTTACCGTGGTAGATGGCCCTGATCCTGCTACGCCACACTCTCTACGGGTACGCTGTACAAGCTGCAGGAAGTCCATTGTAACCCCTTAAATAACTTCGGCCAGACGACGACGCAGCCACTCAGCGCCCTTGGGATTGCGATCACTAATCACGCTAAACGGATAACGATGTGCTGAGTTCTGCTTAATGGACCGCGCACGCTCGCCGGCGTTGTTGATGTATTCTGGAGTGGAAACCCGGCCATGCTTGACGATCAGGCACTCCACGAATTTGCGCTTGGCTACGGTAGGCTGGCCCCGGAAAAACTGTTTGAAGACCCCATTGCATCCAACTATTACAGGATTGTCTGCATTCTCGTCGGCGGACTCTGCCACAACAATTTCCATTGGTTCTTCCATGAACGCCAGTGCGTCAAGGTACGTGTCCACAATCGGTGTGTCGATCAACTCAAAACAATTGCCCCCTGTTTTAAGCTCCCCGTCAGTCAATTCGATGTCAGGCGCTTGCCCAACCTGCATATCCCTTGTATCAATTTCTCTTCGTGCCATTTTCTCCCCCAGTTAAGTAAAGCCCCCTAGTCACCCAGGGGGCCGGTTAAGTTATGCTACTTGCGGACGGCTCGGCAGAGCAGCGATGTTGACGATAGCGTTAGTGAACTCGGTGGCGTTCCAGTTGCTGGTTCCGAAAGTGATGGTACCGGCTGTGCTGCCGGCTTTGAGGATCTGGTACGCAAACGGACAGACATCATTGGGGATCAGCGGGAACTCAGGGGCCACCGCAAAACTACCATCTGCAGCCAGGTCGGTAACTTCACCCTGGACAACCTTAACGGTGCCGGAAGCGTTGTAACACCAAACCATGACACAGCCTTTGCTGGCAGAAAGAGTCTTGAAGTCTGCCCCGGTAGAATGATCCGTGGTCGGGGTAACCTGGTCGGCGTTGGTACCTGACTTCTGGTACACTTTACCGTCGATGCAGAAGTTCATAGCCACGGTGGAATCGTGGAGTGTTTCAGCGCCAGTTGCAGTCAAGACGCTGGAGTTAAAGGCCATAGTAAGGCCACGAAGAGCAGTCGCTTCCATAGTAATCTCCTTGTTAGATGGTAGCCGTCAGGTCGAAAGCCCCGACGGTGTTAATGTAGACAGCGTTAGGAACAACAGTGGCGTCGCCAAGGGCAGTGGTGCCGCCCACGAAGTTACCGGTGCCGGTAGGGTTGACCACAACAAACCCGATCATCAGCTTGTTCTCGGGAAGCGGGGGGAACTTAACAGCTGAAAGGCTGGCACCTTCTTTGCCCATGGCAGCCGTTGCAGTACCAGCTGCATCCAGATACAGGCAGTACACGTTAAACATGTCAGCGGTAACGGTACCGGCCAGTGTAAACAGGTTGTCGGTGATTGCCTTTGTTACCGGCACTCCGTTAATGATGCCGTAAATAGCCGCCGCCGTTTTTACCTTGGTGGTCGTACCGGCGATTGCAATGGCGCCGCTGTTGAATATCTGCGTCGAAAAGCGGTTGTAAATGCCGCGCAGCATCTGGTTAATCAGCTGGCCGTCATTCTTATCGGCGATGGCGCCGGTAAAATAAGTAAGTTTCTGCATGTGGTACGCTCCTTTTCAGGGACAGGTATGGGGGGCCGTAGCCCCCTCATCCTGGTATGGGTTAGTCAGTCAACTCGCCTGCACCGACTTCGGCAATAGCCATGTGCAACTGGTTCAGCAGTACGGCATTGTAGTAAGTGGAAGCACCAATGTAGCCACGCTGACCGGTAGGATCGTTCTTGTCGATCTGGCCCGGCTTGAGGTCATGGACATCAAGAGAGCTCTTACCACGGAGTGCTACGTCGCCCCATGCGTCACGGCCAGCTACCACTACTTGGTATACGTCGGGGTGGAGCCCGCCAGTTGAAGACAGCCCGTAGGTGGATGCAGTAACGGATTCGGCTGCGTCGATCACGCTCACCAGTTCAGGAGAGGCAATCAGACGGAACTCTTCTACGGTGCCAAACTCGTACGGACTTACCGGGTTGCCGTACTTAGACACGGAAACAAAGCCGGGGATGTCGCGTGCGTCGGGCTTCAGGTCAGTGTGAATAAAGACCATGAAAGAAGCATCAACAGCAGTGGTGCCATACTTGGCTGTGGGGGCCAGGATCTCAGTCACTTTGTCGGTATGCTGGATATCAAGAGCTTTGGCAATCTTGCGCAGCAGCTTCAGGGTTAACTTGCCGTTCACAGTTGCACGGCTGATGCCGGTGCCGCCGTAGAACTTGTTGGTGCAGGACTTAATGACGTTGAAACGTACCAGTTCGCGTACCAGTGCAAGGCGCTCGCCAGTTTGGGTTTTCATCGCCGACGGGACATCGTCCTCGTACAAGTCGGCAACACGCTTGGTGTAGCCAAACAACACGGTGTACTCATTCAGAGAGACAACGATGTCTTGAGGTACCAGGGTGTCAGCATTAGGGGTTACACCCTCGCTGCCAAGGAACTCGTTCGCCATTTTTTGAGTACGGTCGCCAGCTTCGGTGGAGCTGAAGAAGGTGTTGGGGCTGGTGGTGGTACCGTTAACGGGCAGCCAACGACGATATACTACGGTGTCGCCACTGTTCTTAGGCATAGGCTTGGTATCGCCGATAAGGCCAAGCACTTCACGGGGTACAGCATGAGTCAGGATGTCCCCTTTCAATTTACCGATCCGCTGGGCGGGTGAAAGCATAGATGCTAACATAATGTTATCTCCTTATTTTCGGCCAAAGGCTTTAACCATGGCCGCTTCTTCGTCGTCTTCGCTGTAGGATGTGGCTGGTGTTCGCGGGATACCTTGAGGCGCCACCGCTAGGTCCAACCGGTTCTGTCTATTGTTTGTCTGCTGTTGCGTCTGTTGTTGCTTTTGAGTTAACTGCTTCCGCCATTCCTTGAACTCATTAAGCTTGCCGGATATGAAGTCGGCATCCCAGCTGCTTTGCAGTTCACTTGAAGTCTCCGGCGGCAGGACAGTGTCCCTCCATGATACAAACTCTTCTGATTGCACGACTGTGGACCAGTCTGGGTGGTCCCGTTTCAGCAGTCTCAGTTCAAAGCTTCTGCTGATGTCTTCCGCAGCCGGTTGCTCAGGGGCTTGTTTTGGCGCTGGCTGCTGTACCACATGTGCGTCGGCAGGATCAAACAGCATCTCAGCCAATTCAGGGAAATCATTCTGCAGGCGTTCTCTGGCTTTTGGTGACAAACTGGCGTTGGCCCTGATGGAGTCAATGCGCTGTTGAAGTTCACCTACTTTGCCGAACAACCGATCACGCAGCTTCTGGTTTTCCGTCCGCTCTGAATCGATCATCTCCTTGAGGGAATCGATTGTAAGCGCTGGCTGCTGAGGCACCTCTGGTTCTACCTCTGGTTCTACTACTCCTTGAGGCGCTTCTTGTGGCGGGGGCTCTTCTTGTTGTGCAACCGGCTCTATGTCGGTGGCGTTAAACCCTGCCTCAAATGCCGCGTCCTCTGCTGCTTCGTCTTCTGCTGTAAACTCCTCTTCCATCTGTTCCCCCCTACGGCATTTCTGTCGTGGCATTGTGCAGTCCGGGCTGTTGTGCCCAGGCTATAATCTCCTTATACGTTGCAATCGATCCGCGCAGTTTGGCCGTCTCAAGGGCGTCCATTTGCCCGTCGTTGCGCTCCCTTAATACCTGCAGTCTTTCATGTAATTGTGCGTCTATCTTTTTCCAAAGAGCTGATTCTGCTTCAAATGCCGACAGTTGCATTAAGCACCATCCTCTTCGTACCAGAAGGGTCTTACTGACACTATGACGGCGTCGGTTGCTGCGTTGGTGAACCTCAACAGATACGCTGTCGATGGGTTCAACACCCACTCGTTGCTGTCAGACTTGCTGATTGAGTTTTGGATCTGGTTGGTAGACGACTTGGGGAAGTACCAGCGATCAACCTCTGTCCCAGTACCGGTAATGGTAGCGCCTTGCTTCACCGTCAGTACTGAAGCGGGTGGCGTACCCAAACGATGTCTGTTCACCGGGGTAATAGCAGTACCGCCGGTAGTAACCGTTGCGCCCTCATAGAACACGACAGTCACCGAGTTACCGCCATTTGTGCTAATATCTGTTGCCTGATAGTGGACGTAGGTCGCTGCAGGCACTTGCACAGTAATGTCCAGAGTAGCCCCGCCGGCGATAGTAAAGACACCGCCGATACTGAAAGCGTTGGCGTCGTGGATCTGGGCATGATTAGTGTCAATAACCGGGATGCCCTTGGTTACCCGTTCCTCTTTATTGTATGAGCTGCGTGTGATCCCTGACATTATGCTCTCCTTATTTCATGCTAAGTAAATATGCGGTCTTGGCGTACAATGTGGTCAAACCGTCCACCAGGCTACCGACGGCCTGGCTGCCTTCACATATGCTGTCGCGGTTGGCGTCCAGCCAGTCTGCTTCTTCCTGCACCAGAGCGCTTATTTCTGTCTGGTCAGGCTCGTAGTCGGGCAGGTCTCCGAAAAGCCCATAGGTGCCCACGTAGGTCTCTACAATAGCGTCCAGACAATCAACGATACCCACATACAGCTTGCCAAGCGTTTCATGCTCGGCATAGCTGGTGCTCTTCCAGTGGGCAACATGAGTCAGGTCGCGGACAACAAAGCTTCGTGCAATCAGTTCAGTGATCATGCCTCGTATGCCTTTCCATTCGGGGCCCTGCCAGTCGGCTCTACAGGTGGCTGGACTGTTTGCTTTGTCGCAGCATTCATCGCCGACAGTTCCTTCATCGTCCTCAATTTCATAGAATCGCTAGCTAATTTCGCTTTTATTTGTTCGATGCTGATGTTGTGCTTGTTGGCGTAATCCATCAGCGCCAGCTCCCGCTTGATCTTCAGTTCTTCAATCCTGATTGCCGCTGTCTGTTGGTCGCGGCTCATCATGGTCTGCTGGTACACAGTGTCGCGGTCAGTGTCGATCCGCATCTTCTCGACAGACGCTTGGTTCTCCATCTGTGAGCGCTGGATGTCGGCCTGCGTTCTCTGCTGTGCAATTTGCAGATCGGTCTGGCTGCGGATCTTGGCGACCTCGATGGCCGGTATCGGAGCTTGCTGCCCAGAGAGTTGCTTCTTCTTCTCGTCGTCCATCTTAAACTTGTCAGGAATCATCCGCTTAACCTTCAGCAGCTCTTTCATGGCCTTCTCAGGGTCCAGACCGAACGCCGGGCTGAGCGACATCTGCAGCATCTGCATGGTTTCCATGTTTTGTATCTCGCGCTCAACCAGTGCAGTGGACCCGATAGCCTCTATCTTGAAGTCTCCCTTGCAGTCTTCCGGGCCATACAGTAACAGCCAGTCATAGAATCGGCGGATATGTGGCTCGGTTATGCGCTCGTCAAAAACCCGGGCCAACCTGCGCAGGATAGCCGATGCATTACGGTGCAGCAGTTCCATGCCACCTACGGTGTCTGGCGCTGAACCTTGCTGGCCTTGAAGGAGGAACGCAATCCCAGTGGCGTCTTCCATCATCTTGTAGGACAGCTGGATGATGCCGGAGAGCTCTCCCTGCACCATTGGGATGTTGATCGGCATGATGGCGTCTGATACGCTGCGTATATCTGCCTGTTCAGTAGCGATCCATATTTTACGTGCGGACATGCGCCACTTACCGTCAGCTGGACGAATAGCGTTTTGCCTGAGCACAAGCTGTGGCCCTGCTGAAAGACTGGCGTTGTCCATGAGAGCGCGGGCTGCCGCGTTCAGCATATCTTGCGCCGTGCGTCCTTGGCGGGCTACACCGATGCCCCAGGGGGATCCTGCTTTGCGCTGCCACGGCATCAGGTCATAAGGGAATTCGCCGGAGTCTATGGGGTTGATGCAAGCTTTGATCGGCGTGTCATTCACCAGTGTAACGATTGCTGGCACGAGATCCTTGCTGCTCTCTTCTTCCGTGAGTTTGCACTCCATGGCAGAAGCAGTTACCGGATCGATCAGCCCGTAGAAATACCACACTTCAAACCGTTCATCGGCCTCTGTGCCTTGGTCTTTGTCCCGGATATCAGAGTCGAGGTTGCGCTTGCCCGGGCCTTCGTCGAGGACTTTGTCGATCTGTTCAGCGATGTACCCGTCTATACCCTTAAGGCCTCCCAGCTGTTTGGCGCTCAGGCGGTCGCGCTCCAGGACGTAGGCGCCGTCGTGGATGTCTTCACCACATGCAGGGTCGGGGAAAAAGTCAAGAGGGTCTACGCACTTGCTGGCAGGTGCAGTCTTCACGACCATCTCCAGCGTGGTGCCCTCGGGTGTTTCGGTGGTCTTGCGTGCGACCTGCTTCGTGGGGAAAGGTCCCTTGAGGATGCCTGTTCCCAGCTTGGCAGCGTCTTCGATAACCTTGCGTACTTCCGTGTGGTAAGAGCACTCGACCAGCCAGTCGCGTATTTTAAGCTGTGCTTTGTCGGCCTTGGCAGCTGTGTCTGAACCAGCCCCCAATGGTGGCATGGGAGGAGGCACACCAGGCACTGGGGGCTGCACCAGCGGCATGCCTGGGGAGGGCGCTGCCGCTTGCGAGCTCTCTTCCTGCACTGGTGTTGGCTTAATCTGCCAGTTCCAGTCTCCGGCAGGCAACAGAATGTCGCCCATGCGAGCGCTGGCCGATTCTACGAACTGTCTGGTGATGTTGAAAAAAGACGTGCACCGCTGGTCTTCGCCTGCAGTGTTGCGCGTTATGCCTCCAACAGTTGTGGCGGACTTCGCCCATGGGTGGCTGTCAATATTGAACTCGTCAATACCCTGGTAGTACTCTTCGTCTTCCTGCCAGATAGTCTCTATGCCAGACTGCTTACGAGCGCTGACAGCCTCATCCCGACGCTTGGCGACAGCCTTGCCCAAAGCTTCTATCTGGATAAGCTTCTGCTCCTTCATATCAGCAATGAGGTCAGTAACCTCGCTAGGAAGGTCAGTATCTTCTATGTCAGCGGTCTGTGTCATAGTGCCTCAAAATGAAAAACCCCACTGCCGTCTTGGTAGACGATAGCGGGGCTTGGTAGCGCAGCTTGGTTGTATTGGTGCCGGGGCCATAAGCGCGGGCGGTATGTAATCCTTGCTTTACGCCTTACTAGACTGTCACGTGTTTGTCAATAATTATTTTCGGCGGAATCCCATTTCTTGTTCCATCAATTGTGTCACCATCTTAGCGCACCGGTAAATAATATGTGCCAGCGTCTGGTGTTTGATGCAGACCCCGGGAGTCCCAGGCACTGGCATCCAGTGAGTTGCTGTCTCTTCAGCAATCTCCCCCATATGACTGAACCACCCCCTGTGCCCGCGCTTGGCTATCTCAGCGGTGGCGTCATGCCAGACTATAACCCATTTGTCACGAGGGGCCGTGTCTATAGGCTGCCAGTCCATCTAAACCCCGCTGTTCATAATGATAGCAGACTTATCAGGAACGTGCCCAGCTGCTTCACACCAGTTGGCCCCTGCTTCAAACATCTCCAAGCATACGTCCGCCAGGATCTCTCTCATTTCCATAGTGAGCCCTTCAAACCTTGTGTCCAGGAAATGGTTGATCGTTTCTGCCATGTCCCCGACCAGTGCTTCATCCTGCAGTAAGTTTGCTATTGTCGCCATATCCCCCCCAGATTTAATATCCCATGCCGCGAACTGTCGGTTCAAACGACTCGAACTGCGGCATACTAGCATAATCGTCCTCATTGGTCATTTTGTCAATATTTAAGCACAGATAGCGAAACGCGTCGCTTCCATCTGAGTGTTCGTTATGCACAGGGTTACCGTCACCACCGTGCTTCGTCTCTGCTCTCCTGTAACGCTTCAAGCACTCTAGCAAAGGGGCAGTCTTGACTTTGTCAAAGAAAACGCGGTGGAACTGATTCCTGGCGTTGCGTATGCCGTCTTCTCGCGGGATGTTAGGGGTAGCCTTTACCTTCAACCCCATGCGCTGCAAAATATCCTTGTCAGACAGCCCTGTGCCCCTAACCGTGTGGAAACCATCGTGCGGCAAATAAACATCCCCCAGGTTGTAGAGTTTGTTCTTAATCATTGCCCCTATCTCGTCAGTCCGGCGCTGCCGTTCCTGGATGTAATCAATTATCCTGATCTCTGACTTCAGGCGCTGGACGAAGACCACGGCCATGTTGTCCCCGAACCCCAGGTCCATGACTACGTGTACCTTCAGGCCCGGATCATACGGGAGCTGGCACACCCTGCCGGCAGTCATCGCCATGGACACCTCTTTGGCGTATATGGCACCTGCTGCTGCGGGTCGGCACTGCCCTTCCCAGATGTTGTCATAATCTTCTGGACTTGCAGTCAGGCAATGCCCGCGCTCTTGCTCCAGGACTTGTGGGAACCATGGGTTGTCGCTGTAGTTGATGTGTACGGTCTTGCAGTTAATCGGCGGGTCAGTGACGAATCGGCGGAACGTGTCGTCTGTCTCGAGCTCTGGGTTGAACGTTATAATGAACTCTGAATTGTCTGCCCTGATAGTGGGTATCAGGATGTCCCAGGAACGCTTGCTGATAGTCTGGGCCTCTTCTGCCCATACCTTTGTGGCGCCCTCTAACGACTTCACGCTGCCGGCGGTCTGGTTGGCCAGGCCGTTAAACAGGAACTCCGTGCCGTTTCTTCCCCTAATCACAGTCTCCAGGACCTCGTAGTGACTGTGCAGGCCCATGTCATCGATCAGATCAGACAGCAGCTTATGTACTGAATCCTTGATGGACTTCTGAACCTCTCTGACACAGAGGACGCGGTGCTTTTCTTGGAGGCCTGCGATTAACAGATAACGAGCGGCAGCATGGGATTTACCCGAGCCCCGCCCGCCGTACATGACTTTGTAACGATACGGCTCAAATAGGAACTGCGTCTTCTCAGAGAACTGCACTTTGAGCGTTGTCATTTAGGTTGGACGATTTCAATCTGGATCTTGCTGTAGACGTTTAACTCGCCGCTCACTTCTACCTTGTCAGTGAAAAGCTTCAGATGTTTGCCGAGTAGCTCGTTCGCCCTCAGCGCGTCTGAGTGCTTGTCTGCTGCCTCGGCTTTTGCCCTGATCCGCAAAATAGAATCGAGCACATCCTGCGCTGTAACTGCCACTTTTTCTGCTCTTTTGTCCATTTCCGCCTGAATTTCGGCTTGAATCATAACATTTGATAACATCCGAGAAGACTGTTCTTGCGCTGTTTTAGCCGAAAAACCTGCGCGTATGGCAGATTGTGTAGCATTCAGGTCAACAAGATATTCTTTAACAAATATTTTTTGTCTAGGAGATAGCCTTGTTTTTGTTTCCAACAGTGACCTGGACACAGTATCCCCCTACTACATCCCTCTACCCTTGAATGATTCCATCATGGCGGCGTCTTCTTCCATCATGGGACCGTTGGCAGGTGCTACAGCTCCTACCATCTGCTTGATTGCTTCACATGCTTCCTCGACCGAATTAACTGGCGCTGCGTTCTCTGGCATCATGTCTGTCGGTTCTTCAGTAATAGCCATCGTTCCGTCATCATTCACATACAGGCAGATTCTGTTCATGGGGCACCTCGGTTAGTTTTACAGTCATCGGCAGATAGTATATACTCGTGTCTTTACTTTGTCGAGTAATATTTACTCGCCATCTTCGACACCCATACTCATGTCAAACAGGCACTGCCTTATCAGCGGGGCTATCTCGTCCCACGTATTCAGGTCAACAACGGTGTCTATTGTTACTGTCGCTGCATGTTCGTCAATCGCCTCAACCCTGAACATCTGAGTGTCGACCCCTTCGTAAGCCTCAAATCGTGTTGGATATACGTTTATTCGCATGGGTCCTCCTGCTCTGTAGTGTACGCTTTTAGGGTATCCATAACTCCGGCTTCGTAGGCCTTCTCAGCTATCCATTTGTCAGACGGGCAGTCAGTAGCCAGTGCGTGTTCTGGATCGTTCCACCATTGTTCAAAGCTCATTTCATCCGCTCCCTTATAGCAGTGGCGATAGCTTCACTGTCAGGCTCTGGGCTTTCCCAATCGCACCACTTGTCCACGGTGTCTGCTATCTCCGCAGCCTCTTCAAGCCCTGCCTTGCGGCCTGCTTCAATTAATGCTTGTGCTTCTTTAGATATAGCAGGGTCAACAGCTTGGTCTTGAGCTTGGCATATTAGTTTGTGGATCATAACCTTGGCATCATCTTTATCTGCTTCTGCAAATGTCCAGCTGACTATAGCCATGTCAATAATAGTATCAAGTATTTCTTTGCGCCCTGCTTCGTAGGCTTTCTCAATAAAAGCTACCTCTACTATCACCTCTAAATCTCGGTCAGGCTTGAAGTATGGTAGTTGCGGCTTTAACCACT